ACCGAGTCGCGACTCTCGTCTCGTGATCCCCAAGGGTCATGGGGGCGCGACCGCGCCGACGGAAAACAATGTTTCCCTTTACTAGAGATGAGCGCCGGCTATATTCAGTTGGCAGCCATCGGTCAACAGGATGCGTATCTCACAGGGGAACCGCAGGTGACGTACTTTTCAGGAGTTTATCGCCGCCACACCCCCTTTGTGCTCGAGGCGTACGACATCCCTTTTCTAGATCAACAGGTTAGGTACGGTCAGAACAATATATGTAGAATTCCAGCCAAGGGAGATTTAGTACGCGGCCTGACCCTCAAACTCGATTTGCCGCCCCTTAACAATCCCGGAAACGATTGGACATGGCCGACCGCTCCGGCCCTCGACACTAACCAGCCGTATATACGCATCATAAAGCCTGCGACCGGCGGTGCGAACGTCACCCTCACGGCCACTCTTCTCGTGCCGTCTTATTCGACGAATAATCTCTCAAAATGGCTCACGACCACATTCTCGCCATACGTCGAGTACAACTCGGCCCGAAACCTTTTCGTGTTTAGCAACTGTGCTTCGGTCGAGGTTCTGAATTCGAGCTCGTACCTTGCACCCGGCATCTTCTTCAGTCTTGACCCAAAGGCGTACACGAGCATAAATCCAGTGAGTGGAAACCTCGTGTACACCGTCAATAGCACTTCTAATTTACAATCTAATTCAATTTCTCCATCGAACTTGGCGGCAAATTTCATTTCAACCGTGTCCAGAGTGGGAGACTTTACACTCGAACAGGCGGGGTGGATCAAGTCTATCGGCACATTACCTCCAGATCCTAAAAAGGGTTTTTTCGCCTACCTCAGTCAACCCCTGAATATTTCCGGGCGTCAATTTCTAAACTTTTCGAGCACTTCCGCAACCGGTTCCATCTGGAAATCGACAGATCCCACTGTAAAATACACCATAACTTCTGGAGGTCGTATAAAGTTTGCAAGTATAGGACTTTACGTCATCAAGGCGGGTTTCGAACTCGGAGCCGGTTCCGTCGAGACCCTGAGTTTCGGGTCGAGTAGGACCGAGTCTTCCGAAGGTGGCGGTCCCGTGAATCCCAACTTTGAAACCACCTACACCTTTCGCGTGTCTCCCGACCCTACCATGCCCGCCGTCATCCCCATCAGCGTCAAAAACACCGCCAATACGTACTACTTTTACATCACGAGTACAGGGTCCCAGCTTCAGACCAACTCGTACCTATCCCTGAGTCCAGTAGATGAAATTTACCAACTTAATTCACCCATAGTCATGAACGCCAATCCTTGCAAACTCCAACTCTCGGGCAACGTCGCCACGACCGGTGCATACACCATCCTTTTGACTCCTGATTCTAATATAAATTTCGTTAATGAGGGCGAATACCTGATGACGGGAGTCACGTACCTGAACAACGGTTACGTTTCTGATGTGAAATTATGGGAAAGTGCCAACCTGATGTACACGTACGACATGTCCGTCCAGGGTCGTGACCCTACATTCGCCTTTTCCATGCCTATTTCAGTTTCAAATACATCGGCCAATTATTACGCCACCATACAAACCACTTCGGGACCCACTGCAATTTTGGCAAATACCTATTTTGTTTTAAATAAGATAAGTTCCCCTTTGCCCGACTCTAATGTCTTGCCCGACAATGGTCTCACTTTCAGGTCGTCCGCCTCGACGCTCACAGCGCCTCTCAGACTCACATCGGATTTTACAAAATCTGGATACTCAAATCTTATTTCATATACAAATTCAGGATTACAATTCAGTAGCAACGGTACGTATATGCTCACGGGCGCGGTCTGTACCAAGGACAAGGTGACCAGTTTGACATTCGGGACCATCCAATACAATGTCAGCCTCGGTATTCTACCCCCTTATACCTTTCAGGTGCCTCTGGTCGTTACAGACACGTCACTGACGTACCCCATCTCCGTGACGACGGATGGGTCCAGTTCTTCGCCCAACATTTTTTCAAATACATTCGTCTCCGTGTACCCCGTGACCCTCCCGATCATAGACGTTGCGACCCAGGTGTTTGCATATTACGACTCGGTGGGCACTTGGGCCATCAAAACTGCAGACCTCAAGATCGGTGGCCAGACCATCCAGTCTTTGACGGGCGAATTCATAGAACTCTGGAACGACCTTCACGTCCCGTATGAAAACCAGCCCGGGCTTCAGGTTCTCACGGGCAAGAACGATACCGGGACCACCATCAACCCCCCGGGCCGCACATACTTTGTGAATTTACCCTTTTATTTCTACGGAAATCCAGCCCTGTATTTACCCCTCGTGGCGCTCGAGAGGCACGACGTGGAGGTCCATGTGACCTTCAGGGACTTTACCGAGTTGACTGCGATAGTGGTCAACTCACCAACTTTGGGAGCGACCATCATCGTCGATTACGTCTACCTGTCCGACCCCGAGATTCAATGGTTCAAACAGTCTCAACTCGAATATGTCATCACCCAGTGTCAGTATCAATCCATCAGTCTCTTGCCCAGTTTCCAAAATGCCGTATTCAATTTAGATTTGAAAAATCCTGTGCGCGAACTCTTCTTCGTGGTCCAACCCACTAATCAGAATCCATATGACTACTCCAATAACGCGGTCCTTAGTTTCGGCTTGAGCTTCAACGGCCAAGAGGTTTTCACGACCGACACGACCGACGCTCTATACGCCGGTGACATAGAACCTTTTAACCACTACCCCAACTTTCCTCAGCGCAAGTTTTTCATGTACACATTCACGGAGAACGCCAAGTCTCCAAAACCACATGGGCAAATCAACTTTAGCCGAATCAAGCAGATTCTGCTCACGCTCAATTGCGGCGGCCAAGCATACCTCCCGGCCAAAGAGTTGAGGATGTTGGCTGTCAATTACAATATTTTGAGAATTGCCGATGGGTTAGGGGGGCTGAGGTTTAATACCTAAGGGAAACTCGTAGGGTTTCTTTCTTAGTGACCGCCCGTAGGGGGCAAGACCTGTACCGGTAACGAATCCTTAGGATTCCCATAAAACTTTATTAATTTCCATGTAATGAATTTTAATATAGATTTATGCCTAACGGCGCCTCTTGGAGATTCAAGTCGGAGCGCCTAACGGCGCGTAAATAAGTTCTGCGAGGAGGCGCGTATCGCGCCGACGGAAAACAATGTTTTCCTTTACTAGAGATGGCCTCCCGTGCCAGTTTAGCCTTTCTAGGTCAGGAGGATATAGCCCTGAGTGTAGATCCACAGGTTACGTATTTCAAAGAAAAATACGAAGGCTCTAGCCTGTTTGCTTCACGGGTCGACAAGGTTCAGTTCAATAACGACACTCTCGTTCTGGGAGGTGAAAACGTCTTGGAGCTCCCGCGTTCCGGGGATCTCATAACCGAAATGTATCTCAAAGTTTTCTTACCCCCTAACCTGCGAGTCCGTGAAGTTGAAGAGTCTCTCGGGACCCTTATTATAGATCACGTGGAGTTGTACATCGGAAGTACACTCATCGAACGAATTTACGGTGAATTTATAGCCATGAAATATGACATCGAGGTTCCACAGGGCAAACAGGCTGCCCTCACCGGTCTCATAGGCAAGGGCACCCAGGTTGCCGCCGCGAGCTACACGATTCCCTTGCCTTTTTCTCTATTAGAAAAGGGAATTCCCATCTGCGCCTTCAAAGAACCCGTGACGTTCCGCATCATCACCAATCCTACTAGGACCTTCACCGTTCCACCCGTCGATATCGTCGAGCCCGTCCCTTCGTTTTTACACGTGGAATACACCTACCTGGGTCAAAAGGAGATTGACTATATTCGCAAGACCCCGCAGATTCACGTCGTTGAACAGGTCCAGTTGGCCGAGTTTTCTGCGCCCCTGGGCTCCCAGTCCGTCCGCTGTAATCTCGGCTTTTCAAACATCGTCAAGGAACTCTTTTTCGTGATCCAAAACGAGACGGCGCTCGGGTACGACTTTTTGGCCAACAACACGTCGAACGTCCAGCAGATTGTCAACCTCGAGCTCTTATTCAATTCCACTGAACGCATATCGACCGATGTGGGTACGCCTCTTTTTTTGCGGGTCATTCAGGGTCTTGAATTCCATACCCGTGTTCCCGGTTACTATTTCTACATGTACTCTTTCAGCCTCGACCCCGAGTCCAGGAGACCTTCAGGAGGTGTGAACATGTCTCGAATTCAAAATCAAATTTTGAAATTGAATTTGAACCCAAGTGCTTCAGCTAGAGCAATCAGAGTCTATGCTATCAACTACAATTTCCTCCAGGTTGCCAACGGGAGCGCGACTATTTTGTTTTCGAATTTTGCTTAGAAGATTCAATGGAGTCTCTGAATCTGCGGACAGGCGACGGAGGTCTCGACACCGCTGCGATCCTTGAATCGGCTCTCGACATCTTCAGGCCAGTCATGGAATCTGCGACGGTCATGGCCGCCCATTACGCCAAGGCGGCTGGTCGGGACGTGGTTCTCCAGGAGGATATGCGGTTCGGTATGATGTTCGCGGCCCGGTACGTCACGGGACGGCAGATAGGGTCTTTGTTTCCGGAGATTTATGAGGACGCGTCCGACTCTTCCTCCGAAGGCTCTGATTTTGACCCAGACGGCGAGGACGAGGAATCAGGAAGTGATTCCGACAGTTGGGAGACCGTGGATGATGTGGAACTCGTGTGGACCCGCTACGAGGGCACCGACGATGACCAGGCTCTC